ACAGGATACGGAATAGTCGGTTGGACTACTGGTGGTATGTATTGTCTGCTACGTTCAGCCTGTGGAGGTGGTTGCATGTTGCCTTGATAGATAGCCGCCCCCGCTGGTTGCCCATATGAGTCTGTGTATATAACTACTTGTGCTTGTGCAGTACCCGCAAGCGTTGCACATAATAAAAACTTAATCATCTTTTTTCTCCTTTTTCATTAACTCGTTTTCCAACTCCTCAATCCGTCTTTGTTGAATGCGTAGCTGATCTCTTAACATTTGCTCGGTATCTTCCTCGTCAATCGTAATCCATCCAAAAAACGGTATCGGGATTTGCATCATTCGCTCCTAGGTAGTTGTCCGTTAAATGTGTATGTGCCTGTGTGACCAAAAGCAGCCCAAGGTGCGGCATATACTTTGAACCCAACTTCTCTTGCAATCTTGCAAAAATGGTAGTCCTCAGATAGCAAACGATTAGATTCTTCATCAATACTTGTAGCAAAAAACTCTTTAATAATCTTAACCTTACGTACTGTGTCTACTGCATGGTACATATCATTGGTATAACTAGGAACTTTATCAGCCAGCTTTTCAAACACGCTACGTTTAATCAACATAAAGCCTGTGCCACCATTAGAAATCTCCATCGGCTCCATGATTGGACCACTAGCTGTTTGCGTACCATGAGGTAGGTTTACTACAAATGCACCTGTATGTTTACTTAATTCTGCTGGTGGTACACCCCGTTTAACTGCCGCATCTACTTCTACCCAGTTAATCTCTTTTTTAGGGTATAGACCACAGATAATGTCTTTGTCTGCTTTAACCATCATTGGAATGTCGTTAGGATTAAAGCTAATGTCTGCATCAATAAACATGAGATGTGTAGCATCGGACTCCATAAAGTCATAAGCCATACTGTTACGGGCACGGGTAATTAAAGACTCATTCATCATAAAACTGTAGTACATCTGTATGCCGTTTTGTCCACAGGTTCCTACTAACTGCATGATGCCCGAAGTATACATACCTGTACACATACCACCATACATTGGTGTAGCTACAAACAGTTTAGTCTGTTGCGGAGGTGTAAATTTAATAGGTGCTATAGCTGGCGGTTTTTCTTTTTTAAAGCTCATTTTTTTTCTCCAATTGTTTTGTAAACTTGTGCTGATACTTTTAATATGTATGCAATATCATTTGGGGTTAATTGCCCCATCAGTTGCAATATTTTCATAACTGCAACATCATTATCTAATGGTTGCGCTTTAACTAGTGTTTCAATCATTTCTTTCTCCAAGGTAAGTCGCCGTATGCTTTCTTCATTGTTTCATTACCCTCTCTAAACATTCCAAGTAATCTTTCGGGTGCTCTGTAATTAACTGTAGCCTCGCCCGTGCATCCAAAGGAAGGCAGTAGTTTGCTGGCAGCACTATAGAATTGACGATCTGCTCCCCATTGTCCATAAAAATTGTGCGCCACAGTAACCAAATATTCACGCTTAAAGCAATAGCAATTAGTATCCACAAAATTGAGTGTGTGATCATAAAACGTCGGGTATCTGCCAAGGTTTTCACAATCGTCATCTCCAATGTATTTTCCAGCTTCATCGCAAATTCTCCTTAAACTATAAGCCCACATTAAATCTTTACTTTTTATTTTATTAATCATGGTTTCCACATGATTTGGCTCGAACCAATTATCTTCATCTAAAAATAAAATGTAATCAGCGTTTACCATTAACGGCATAGCGGCATAGACTCGGTGTCCATACCAGTTATTAGCGCCTACGTTTTCGGGTAGAGTCATAAATGTTGGGCATCCATGCATACCATCTTCTAACATAAAAAAATCACTTTCCGCCCTACTACCATCAAACACAATCAAGTGCTCTACTGGTGTATCTATGGTTTGATCTGTTACGCTTTCAATAGCTTTAAGTACGCTTTCTTTGCTAGTAGTCGGAGTTATTACCATAATGCGTTCAGACATTACTGATTTCCCTTTCCTTTATCATGGCATCAGCTATCTCGTAGGCACGGGCTACTGCTAAGGCATCCCATGTTCTTTCCGACGTATCAAATTTCCAATCACCAGCACAGATACCAGCCATAATTCTTGCGGCAAATTCATCTCTTAAATTCATACAGTTATTTCCCTCACGTTTTCACATGCTTTGCAGATACTACATTTAGAATACTCAGGAGATTCGTTAAGGGCGATCAAATCCAGCAAGGGTTTACCCTGCATTACTTCATCATAGGTCTGTGTTAACAGATTACCTAAAATGTGAGAGAGATTGTAGTCCATACAGCATAAGACGACATCCCCATTTGGCAGAAGAACATTACGGTCATAAAAAGGTGTGCTTGCACAAGTTAAACTAAACACATTGTGCGGTGTCATGCTAATTACTTGCCCACCAATTTGCTCCACATTGAGGCTATCTGCCCTAGTATGACCCACCCAGCCAGCTAATTGCCCCACAATGGGTTGCAAATCAGGGTGAACTACACCACTTTTATCCATAGTCATAGCGCCTACACCACAAGGCACATTTAGGGTAGCCATTACCCGCAAGGCTTCCATCCACTCAGGACTATTTTTCCAGCCTTTCATGTTTTTGTTGGCATCAGGAAGGTGTAGCATTACCACTTTGATTTGATCTTTGTGGTCTTCGATAACCTTCTTAACTCTTTCGGGGTCAGCCATTCCGTATAGCGTGGTATAGATAGCCACATCAAACCCCATGTAAAGCACTTCTTCCAACATGCTTGTGCACTCAGGATTAGCCCAAGGTTCTGACATGCCTGAGAAATCAATACGGGTGTTTTTTGGTAGCTTAACCAACATTCTAGTTAAATCTACTTGGCTCATATATTTAGTATCTTTGCCGTAGTTATCTCGTAGGTTATCTTGAGGACAAAAGGTGCACATTAAAGGACATCCAATCATGGTTGTTAGTTCCATAACAGGACTATCGGTGTGGACTATCCCATACTTAGTCTTCATTCTTTTTACCTTTTTCTGCTAACTCTACTTTTGCTCTTTCAATAATGTATTGTTGTTCAGATATGCCAAGTTTTTTAGCTATATTAAGTTGCGTATCTGATACTATAAATTGGTATATCTTTTTACCGTTTGTTTTTAATACTATTGTTTTCATACTGCTTCTCCATACAGGCTTACTGGCAATGGGCGGTCAGGTTTATCTAATACGTTTGGTTGATCTAGTGGGTGTGGGAATGTATCGCAGTAGCCCTCAGGAATAGCCCTGTCTTTGCGAAGTAAAGTTATTTCAAAAACAGTCGGCAATAAGATACCATCCGCTTCGATAAATGGGCAGTTGTTATTTGGGTGCAAATGCACAACACGGAAGTCTGCTAATATCTTAGAGAAGAAATCTTGCACAGTTTCCCAAGCAATCGGGTTGTTGAACCATGCTTGCACATCATGTATCTCAATCGTAATAATTCTAAAGCGACGTAATATATCTAGTGGAGTAGCAATAATAGTCTGATACTCAGCGCCCTCAATATCCATCTGCAAAAGCAAGTCGCCTTCGGGAGCTTTGTTGCGCACCCAAAACTCAAGGGTCATGTAATCGCCATCGTTTGTTACACCCAAAAATTTCTTTTCAAAGGATAGGATTCTAAAGTCATCAGGTGCGCCATCCACAGAAGCATCCGCTAAATGCGATAAGATACCTCTGCAAACTAAGTCTTTTTCAAAGCTAGCAATCGTGTCTACTCCTGGGGAAAAGCATGTAGATATGCCCGACAAGTCATCAGGAAGTAAGTAACCCCCATCGTTTTTACCGCCTACACGAATTAAAGGATATTTAGTTTTTACTGGCTTCAAAGCATGAAGCAGTTTTATTAGTGTGTGTTTCATTTGAGAATGCTCCTTACAAAGTTAATCGCATAGTCTAGTTTGGGTTCTTCGGTTAATAGGGGTTGTTCGTATATGGTTTGGTATAACTCTAGGGCTTGGTCGGTACGCATTATCTTTCTTACAAACACTTCCATGTTCTTAGTGTTCATGTAGTTAAGAAAAGCAAACTCATTGAAGTCGGAATCCACAGACATATCACCGCTATAAATAGGCACAGTAAGACCAGCGTACGCATCAATTAACTTCTCAGTAACGTAGCCATCGTAGGTAGAGTTCTCAGGGCACAAGCAAAATTTATACTCAGGCAATATGGCAAACTTAGATTTGCGTAAGGGGTTCCTAAACATGTTTCCATACCCATCTACTTGCTTATACTCAGATATGGAGTTGTACAAGTTAATACGCAGCCCTTCGGGGTTATTAGCAATCAAAGCGCAGAACTTATCTTTAGCTTTAATGTCTAGTTTGCGTGGGCGCATCAGACTCTTAATATTAATCAGTTGCTCGTACCCATGATTGTGGTGGTTATCTCGTCTTGGTTTTTGTTCAAACCCATCCCATGCTAGTCGAGCATACCAAAGAGGAAGTCTACAATTTCTACCGCCGTAGCTATCGTAATCGAAAGAAAGACTGAAGTTGTAATTAACAAAATTAGGGCGTACATTTTCCCCGATAAAGGCAATTGTTTTCGTAGGGTCGGTATGGACATTTCCAAATACTGAGGTAACAACAAGGTCAGCCTCGTGTGGATTGTGAGTATAAGTGATGCCATCGAAAGCCAAAGCGAAAAAATACTCCAAAAAGTCCCCATCAAATGCTCCTTCCCAAAAGTTAACTGCGCATAATTTCATTTAACATTCTCCATAGTTATAACCAACACCTGATTCACAACTAAGTGGTAAGTCCAATGCCCATTTAGGTCGCATCTTCATACACATCTCAACATATTCTCTTGCCGTATCCGCTTCTGCCTCGGGGACTATACACGCAATCGCATCATGCACAGTCATTACTACCTTATATTTCTTGGCTACTGCTAACATCTGCTCACCAATAATGATTCGGGCTACTGCTTGACAGACGTTCTCAATTACCTTCCCACCATATATTCTGTTAGGTATAACCGCTTTACCCTTTCTGGTGTCGTAAACATATTCTTCTTTGCCTTGTTCGTTCTGTTGCTTGCGTAGGTTTGGATACTTCATATACAACCCATTTGGTAGGCGAATACCTTTTTTACCATCTACAACCAGCACACCTTTTCTACCTAGAGGTGCAGTTCGGTCTTGAATAATTGCGTCAAGGGCTTTACCAGCTTGTTGCCATAGCAAGGGTATCCAATCGTATGTTTCCCGATACACCGCAATAATCCTGTTGGCTTCAGCCTCTTCAATTTCCACATTAAAAGTCTTAAGTTGCGCCCCGAATTTCTTTCCGCCCATGCCATAGCCACACCCGAGAATCGTCGTCTTGCCCACAAACCTCTCCCCGCCGTCGATTTCTTCCTGAGCCTTGCCATATATAGACGATGCCATGATCTTGTATACATCCTCGCCCCTTTCAAACGCATCTACTAAATCATTTTGTTCTGCCAGCCACGCTAGGGTTCTAGCTTCAATCTGTGATGAGTCGCTATCAATAAACTTATAGCCCTCAGGTGCAATGATTGCATGTTTTAACACCGACCCACGACCCAAGTTCTGCATGTTAATCTTATCGTCGCCACCCCATCTGCCTGTATGAGCCGCATAGTAGCGTAGTGGTATAGGTAGTAAGCCCCGATCCGCAATACCAATAAAGCGTTCAGTCCTTGTTTCTTCTAACGTAGACTTAACACCAAGACGAGCCGTTGCTAACATCTGCACCGCATCAACTTCATGTTCAAGTAGTGCTTTGAAGCCTTCATCTGTTTTAGCGAATGCCCAGGTTTCCTTTCCTGTGGCTGGACTTATCTTAGTAGGTGGAACAACCATATAAGACTTTAGTAATTCAGCAAACTTATCATTACTCATGATGTCTGCTTTATCTTTTTGTATGCTTTCCAACAAATGTTGTTTGCGTATCTGCACATCATATAAATGCCGTTTAAGCAATACTTTATCTAGTTCTAGCGTTGGTTCAGTAAACATGCGGATAGTCATGTCAATCAACTTCAACTCAGTAGGAGGAAAGTTTGCACTTAATATACGGAATAACTCCATCGTTAGAGCCACGTCGTTGCAACAATACTTCCCATACTGTTCTAATTCATGCGGCATGAAGGCATGAAGGCGCTTACCCAATGCTTGCAAAACCTCTGTGCCCTTGACCCCAATCTGATAATGCTCAGCTAGCTTGGCTAAACTACCACCCACCTCCGTGCCATGTATTGCTCTTGCCATTGATAGAGTATCTGCAATTCCCTTAGGTCTTATATCAAAATGCCAGTTAAGAATAGCCATATCAAAGACCGCATTGTGGGCAACCACTAAATGTTTATCCATCTCGTAGCTATCTAAGAATTTCTTTATCTCTGCTTTACTACCGCTATACCATGTAGGGGTCCCATCATTAACTTGCACCGCCACACCGATGGTTTCAAACTCAGGTGAGCGCACATACTCCTCCGTAGTCAGCTTACTAAGGCTGAACTTCACGTCGTAATACGTTTCAAAGTCTAAGCAAATGACGTTCATATGTTTTTAAGCGTTCTCAAGGGTAATTTATTTTTTGCCCTCGCTTGCTGGCTGTCGAGAAAAGATGATAGTTCCCTGTCAGTATCTTGTAACAGAGTATTCATAACCTGTTTAGTAAACAGATCAGCTTGGATGGATTGCATCTTATCCCACATAGCTTGGATTTCTTCGTCTGAAAGAAATGGCAACTCGGTAACATGTATCTCATCCACCTTAGGCTTGTAGCCTTGGGTTCTAATCCTATGCTCTACTTTTAAAAGGGTCTGCCTCCACTTGGCGGGGTAGTTACCCAATACATCAGGCACGAATTCCTCGGGATTGCTATCCATTCTAGCTATTAGTATTTCGATACCCTGATTCATTTTGCGTTAGCTCCTTTAGGAAGTCCCCTAACAATGTTAGGTTGTCCTCGTTGATTACAAAGGCAACACCACCTACTTTGTTAATGGCTTCTATTTCTCTTTGTTGTAGTGCCGTAGGTTGGTTGTTACCCGCTTTACATTCGATGGCGATGAACCTCCCCAATACACAAGAGATCACATCAGGCACACCTGAGCGACCAAAGCCATGCGTAGCGGGGAAAAAATAATAAGCATCGTAAGACTTGAGAATCTTAACGACTTTATCTTTTACTTTCTTTTCGGGGGTTTGTGCCATGCCACTACTATATCATAGTGTTGGACTTTGTCAAGGAAGAATTGAGGGGTAATGTAGATTACCCGCCCCTCATCGGGTTGGAGGATTCGGTTAGCCAAGTAAATAATGGGGGGACTAACCGACACCAATTACGTTTGCATCTACAAGGCGACTAGCAACTAGTGATGTAAAATGCCCCCCTATATACTCTATGCTTCTAGTTTACTTACTGCACGATTGAGATACCATTGTGCTTTCTTTAAGTTATCTAGCTTATTGTCTTTGTGGTCTGCACGACTAATATACTTAACGACATTACCTAGGTTATACCCTAAGTTCTTCGCTTCAATAAAATCAATCGTTTCAATACCGCCTACCTTGTAATGGCTAGGACTGTTAATCTTGTCATCTGCGTATACTTGCATAGACATAAGCCCATTAGGAACTAGAGTCGATGGTCTGTTCTTCTTAGCCCAATCGCTTTGCTTAGCGGCTGCCGTTCTAGTCTTACTCTTAAGTGCGTATACAGTAACCACACTTGTCTTAAACTTCTTGGCAATATGGCTAGGCTTCGCATCAGGGTTGGACTGCAAGTAACTAACAATTCTTTTATTCTTTGCTGACATGATTCTCATTTGCTTCTCCTTTAATAAAATTAGCTAACACTTCCCGAATCTTTGCTTGCCTTGTTGCGGGATAATGTGTATCAAAATACTCTACTACATACTGCTCTAGTCGCAAGGGGAAATACACCAGCGCTGGCTTCGCACCTTTCCCCCTACCTTTTTTCTTTACTTCATCCATCATGCTCCTTCCTGATTAGCCTCTCGGTTAATCTTAAATAAGTAATCGTTACGAACTTCAGATGGTGGCACAAAACCATAGCGTTTCCATAGTTTCATAACATCCGAACCACTTGCATATACAAACCTAGAATTTAAGTCTAACAACAAAGGCATCTTCTTTTTTGGTTGTTCTTCTTTTACTACCGATAAGCGTTTGATTAGCTTCATACTTCCTCCTTATTAACTACCATAAATGTATTAGCGTTGGCACGATAGCCCACACCATGAATTACTTGGTTATCTTCTACTAGTTTTAATAGCCCTATTGCTCTACGCATGTAGTCGGATAACTGCTCACTTGCTTTTATTGTTGGTGGCTCGTTACCTTTTTGTATAGCATAATCCATTCCATCTAGTAACACAAGGTGCATGTTACCTAAGCGCAACTCTTTCATCATGCCATCTACCTCTATTTTCTCTATAACCCTAGTAGGGAAATCTTCTAACCCTTTGATTACTTTAGGGTCTAACATTGTTAGGGCATCAGGGAAAACACTTACTAAATATTTTTGCAACTCTACGCTAATAGCATCGTCAAGCCACAACTCACGCATCTTCCATTGCTTCTGACTAGCAACATTACCCAAGCCGTTTTGTGCTACCTCTTTAGCTTCTCTTAACTTCTCATCTACATTCTTCTTACTAAAGTATTTATTAACATGCTTGATAGCTTTATCCAAGTGGATTGTTTTCATACCGCTACCACGTTCACGCATGTTGTTGATACGATGGTTATCTACTTGAAAACGATGACCCGAACTACAATACTCCTTACCGAGAATGCCCAACTCCTCACGCTTATCTATAACTTTAAAGCGAGTAGCTTCCTCA